TGATGTCACACCATAGGCCGGTGTCGAATTGCAGCTTCTTGATTGCCTGGTGAGGCGAGAGACTGCTGAACGAATCGATGTTCTGCACGCACAGCGTCCCGATGCGATGCGCCAGCCTCCAGAACCCGGGGTGACGCGGCTTGATGAGCTCGGCGGCGAGGATGTCGCCGACGCGGTAGCCCTTGTCTCGCAGGCGCTGCTGGCTGTGTGCGTCGGCTGGGACCAGTGCGCCGCGCTCGACGCGCAGCAGGATGCGCTCGCGCTTGCTCATGACCGCCTCGCCTTCAGCAGCTCGCGCAGCTTTTGCCGGTACGTGTCGCGGATCTCGCGCAGCTCGTCGCGGGTCCATTTGTGCGTGCGGTTGTCCTGCTCGAGCGCTTCCACCGCCTCGAGGCCGATGCGCTGGATGAGATGGGCGCGATACTCGACCACGTTGCCGCCCTTGTAGCGGTTCTCGCGCTTCGCTTGTGCATGACAGTTGAGTTCGTTGTAGCGGAGATGCGATGCCGCACCACGGCTGCGGTAGTGGCCTGCATCGACGTTGTTGCCGCTCCAGTCGAGCGGCAGGCCAGACGAGATGCAGGGATGGCCTGCGGCCTTGTCCCTTGCCCTGATGTACGCACAAAATGCCCGGTCCGCCTCGGCCATGAGTTGCGGCGCCGTCTTCAGCGCCTCCAGCGCGGCGCGCGTCTTCTGCCGCTCGATCGTTGCGGCGCGCTTCTCGGCTTTCTCCCGATTGCGGCGCGCTAGCGTCTGCGCGCAGTCCGGGCAGCATGCAACCTGGAGCGGGCGAGTCGGCACGAACCGGGCCGGGCATGCCTTGCATTTCTTCTCGCGGCGGGCGGGCTGGAGAATCACTCCGAGCTGCCCTTCTCTTGCGCGACCATCCGCGCTCCGAAGAACGCGACCTTCTCGGCGTCATACAGGCCATCCGTGTAGCCCCGCTTCTTCACGCCCAGCGTGCGAGCCGCGCACCGTCGCCAGATCGCTTTGAAGGCGTTGCCCTCGGCGTAGGTCATGCCCAGCGCCTCGATGATGTCGTTGCACTCGGCGACGTAGGGAGCACACCCCGACAGCGGCGCGGCGACCGGGGCTTTGTAGTAGCTCACCGATCCGCCTGTGTACTCGGCTGTCTCGGCGGGCTGCTCGACGTGCCGGCCGGCGACTGCCTCGAGCTCCAGGCGCTTCAGCAATTTGTCCACGCTCATGCCTTCCCCTTCCCCGCTCTGCGCTGCTCGCGCGCCTGATTGCACGCAGCGCAGACGCTGCCCGCTGCGGTCCGCTTGTAGCCTTTCATGGCACTGCGCCGGCCACAAGCCACGCACCGGAATGTCGGACTCATCACGCCCGGCATGCTGGCCTGGCGCTCGGTCTGCTCGCGGTAGCGCTGCTCGTCGATCTGGCGGGCGAAGCTCATACCGGCACCTTCCCGCCGTGACGGCGCTTCATGTCCTCGGCGTCCTTCGCCCACTTCTCGGCGCGGACCTCGTTGGCGATGCGCACCCGGCGCTCGTCGTCGCGCTCGGTGTCGATGCAGAGCTGGCGGAAATGCGCCGCAGCGGCCTGCAGCCAGTTTTCGTCGTGCATGTGCTCCTGCACCGCTTGCGCGGCCTCGCGGTACTGCTGCATGGCTTCTCCTTCGGATAGCTCGCCGGTCTTGCGGTAGTTGGCAAAGACGGCTTTGAAGTCGGCGCGGAGTTGGCCGATGTCAGTCATCCCATCGCCCCTTGCGCTTTGGCTTCTCGTGCGCAGCCGGCTCTTCCGGCCAGTCGCCGAAGATCGAGCCGAATGCGGTGTATTCCCCCTGGAACGACATCGGGACAAAGCCACCTGATGCGCCCTGCCGGTTTTTCAGGACCAGCAACTCCGCAAGCCCCTGGTATCGCGAGTCGGCGTTGTAGTACTCGTCCCGGTACGGAGCGAGGATCACGTCGGCGTCCTGCTCGATCGATCCCGACTCACGCAAGTCGGACATGATCGGGCGCTTGTTCGGGCGGGATTCCACTTGGCGGTTGAGCTGCGACAGCGCGATGACGCAGCAGGACAGCTCCTTGGCGAGCGCCTTCAAGTCCTGCGTGATCTGCGTCACCTCGCGCGTGCGGTTCTCGCCGTCCTTGTCGCCAACCATGAGTTGCAGGTAGTCGATGACCAGCACGGCCAGCCCACGCCTGTTCTTGACCTTGCGGGCCTTGCGGCGCACGTCGGCCGGCTTGAGCGCCCCCTGCTCATCGAGGAACAGCGGCGCAGCGGCGATCCGCGAAAGAGCGGCCTGGTACTTGTCGTGGTCGTCGGCGGTCAGCCCTTCGCCGGTCAGCAGGCCGGCGAGCGGGACGCGACCCACGAACGAAACCGCGCGGTCGATCAGTTGCGTGTCCTGCATCTCCTGCGAGCACACCAGTGCGGTGCTGCCGTGATCCGCCACGTTGTAGGCGACCTGGAGTGCGAGGGCTGTGTTGTGCGTAACCGCGTAGTCATCGGTTACATACAGCCTGGACGGGTGCGAGACCTGAATGCACTGCGCCTCGACTGCGCCACACTCTTCGACTCTGGCAACGTTAAGACGTACCGAAAAATGCTTTGTGCGAACAGCGCGCACAGCTTTTCTTTCGAGCCTGAAAAATTGTTCAGCCCGCTCATGACGAATGCGGCACACCCACGCCACCATCCCGGTACGCTTTTCGCCATTCGCGGTGAATGTCGTTTCCTTCCGAGTGATGGAGCACAGGCCGCCAAGAGATCGCACCAGCCGCTGAACCCCATCCGACAATGCCCGACTAGACGAAGTGAAACGAACGCTGCCGTGCGCCTCCGCCCATCCATCGGTGTCCATTAAGCCGCGCAGAAGCTCCAAGCGGTCTTCTTTGGAGGCGGAGAAATAAACCTCTGGAATGAACTTCTCGCTACTGCCAAGCCCACGCAGGCCAAGTTCATCCAGCGCGTCGCGCACCGGATAGGCAATCTTCGGGCGGCGCATTTGCAGCTTGTTGTGTCCAAGCTGCGCCGGGTACCTACGACCATACGGCAGCTCGCAGCCGTCTTCGTAAGCCCTGCCTTTTGCGTCCCTGGAAACGACGCTGAAGTCGTACTTGCCGCAAATCTTGCGGACTTCGGCTGTTCCGCCAAGTCGGCGATTAACCTCTTTGACAATCTCTTCGTCGGCAGAAGAGAACCGAACTCCGCTGCCGCTGATGTTTCCGTCGCCCAGCAAAACACCAAGCACGTAAGGGTCCAGCGGCAGATTGCCGCCGCCAAATTCGCCGCTCACAACATCAATGCTTAGCCGGTTTTTGTACCGTGCACGACCAAGCATCTCGATCAACTTGGCGGTATCAATGACGCGGGGCTCGGTCCAGCCCCTATACCTCACGCGCCACAGATGTTCTTCGCATGCCAATGCGGAGCGACCGTCAGAAAATGAAACCCTGAAGATCTTCTTGACGCCTTGAGGGAAGACGCCAACGACACGCGACTCAGCACCATCCACGGACGCCAAAGCATCCCCAATCTCGATGTCGCCCATGCGACACCACGTCCCATCGGCCAAGAGGATTTTTGAGTCAAGCGGCTGCGCCTTGCCCATTGATGGGCGACCGGCCAGGATCACAAGCGACCCCTCGGCCAGCCCGCCGCCCAGGCGGCGATCAAGATCCGGGAAGCCCGTCGAGATCCCGCCGCCCTTGCGCTCCCACCGCTCGCTGACCACGGCGAGGTACTTCGGCATCAGGTCGCCGACAAGCTGCGGCTCCCGCGCGCCCAGGGTGGCCGTGTCCGACAGCGCCATGATCCGTTTCTGCGCTGCGTCGATGCGCTCCTTGACGGGGGTCGCCGCATCCTCGGCGATCGCCACGATCTCGTCTGCGGCCGCGAGCAACTGACGGGCCATGGCGCGCTCGATGACGATCTCGGCGTGTCGCCGCACGTTTGCTGCGGATGCGCTTTCGGCCTCAAGCTCGACGACTGCCGCGAACCCCCCCGCCCGCTCAAGCTGGCCGGACTGCTCCAGCGCATCTACCACGGCCATGCTGTCGCACGATCGGCCCTGGTTTGTCAGGCTGGCGATGGCCGCGTAGATCGCCTGGTGCTCGGCGCGGTAAAAGTGCGCCGGCTGCAAATCGGCCTCGATCCGCTCGATCGCGCCAGCGTGCGCCATCAGGGCGCCGAGCAAGTCCTGCTCGACCTCGATAGCGAAATGCTGCCCGCTCATGCCTGCACCCCGTCGCGCAGGTACTGGCCGCCCTTAACCTTCGCCCAATTTTCGCGGCTCAACATCCACTCGAAACTGACCGGCCAACCGAAGCGGCATTCGTCACGGACGTAGCGCCAGAACTCGGCCCAGCGCTCAAGCCCCCACTTTCCGCGCATGGCGATGTCACACAGCGCGGCGCGCTTCTCGGTCCATTCCGTGATCTGCGGGCAGGTGTCGCCGATGTTGGCGTTGAAGCAGTCGATGAACGCTTGCTGCTCGGCAGAGAACACCCCCCACGCAAGCACGTCCTCGTCCTCGTAGCGGCGCTGGGTCAGCCAGCCTTGGGCGTAGATCGGGGTTTGTCCGTCAGCGATCAGGTGCGGGCGACGCTGTGCCTCCTTGGCCGCCGCCGCCATCACGGACTGCAACCAGTCGGCAGCGTGGTGCGCCTTGGCGAACTCGCGAGCAAAAGCCTCCCTCGCGTTGGCTTTGCCCTTCTTGTGGCCGAAGGTCTGCCAGAACGCCTCGAAGGCGGCGTCAGCGTCCTGCGATGCTGCGCGATCGGCAGATTGCGCAATCCTTTTGGAGTTGTCTTTTGGGGTTGTCTTTTGGAAGGTTGTCTTTTGTGTGTCCCGATTCGGGACTATCGACCTGTCCCGATTCGGGACTAGCACTAGTCCCGATTCGGGACTAGTGGCGTCCTGATTCGGGACTAGTCCTGATTCGGGACTAGTGCGGCGTGCAGTAGCTTGCCTTTCAAGCACCCTCCAGTCGTTGTGACGCTTGTTGATGCCGACCAAGCAGCCATACTTTCCCGGCGCCTTGGTGATGACGTTCATCGCCGCCAACTCGTTCAGCGTCTCGGTGACGTGATTACGGGACATGCCGCACACTTCTCCGATCTGAGAGGCGCTAACGTCGTCTTGCTTCTTGCTGTAACCGTAAGTCTTGCGGGCGACGGCGAGGACCACGCTCTGTTGCTTCAGCGTAAATTTGAAGCGCAAGATCGCGTCGAACAGCTCGTTCGCAATGCGGATGTATCCGTCCTCAAGCTGCGGGCCAGGCTTCCGATACTCTTCCATGCTGATGACCTTCGCGGCTGCTGAACTCATGGCGCCACCTCTTGAGCTAGCGCACTAAGCATCTGCATCTTCATGGCAGCCGAGAACCATCTTTTGCTGCTCAAGTGGTCGATCCACACAGCAACCTGATCTGAAGTGCGCAGGCAGTCCATGTGGATCTCGTAGTCCCACATATCGCCATCGTTCAGAACAAGAAAACTGTCCTCGATTCGCGCCAGGGGCTTGTCTGGTTCGTGTGATTGGTGCATCATTTCCTCACTCACTTGAGCCCCGCCGAGGCGTTCCCGCGCCGATGACAGCGGGGCTTTGTTTTTGTCGCCCCATTCGGGTCAGGCGACATCACCCTTTCGCAATACCTTTGCCTCTTCGCCCTCCGGTAGCGTGTCCTCATCGACTGCGCGCCAAAGGAGGTGCCGCGTGTATTCCGAGAGCGACAGCCCCATCAGACGCGCCTTGCGCCCCGCCAGAATCCGCAGGTCGTGCGGGATGCGCATGGAGAACGTCATGTCCATGGCCTCGTCGGTTGAGTCGACGGCGTGCCTGGAAAAGTGGATTTCGTCGTCGCGCATCACGCGGCCTCCTGCTTTGCGGGCTCGGCCTGCTGCGCGCTTCGCAATCGCTCGGCGAGCGCGACGATTGCCTGCCCGCGCTCCCAGAACGTTGTCTTGTGAACGCCGTTGCGCAGGCGCGTAACGACCGATTGAGGAGCGCCGATGGCGGCGCCGATTTCCGCGTCGGTCATTCCAGACTCGGAGATCTCGAGGAGAGCGGCTTTGATGTCCATGCCCCATTGTGATACGCGACCGCATCAGCGTCAATACGATCGCGTGTTTGCCCGGCCTCATACGTCGCCGTATCGTCCGTCCATGGACATGCGATCCCTGCTGAAAGCCCTGATGGCGCTGAAAGACGAGAACGCTTACGCGCTCGAAGAGCGCAGTGGCGTGCCGCAGGCGACAATCAACCGTTTCTTGACCGGGAAGCACGGCGACCCGCGATCGACCACCGTGCGCAAGTGGGCTGGCGCGTACAACCTGACGGAAAGCCAACTCCGTGGCGACGCTCCGCTGCCCGATGCGCTCATGCGCGAGATTGTCCGCGCTGCGCCCGAGTACGCTGAAGACCTATTACCTTCGCCTAATGGCGAATCCCCTGAGCATCGCGCACAATCCCCGGAAAACAACAAGGGGTTGGTCATGCAAAGTTGAGAACCATGCGCGTTGAATATGAGGCGCGAGGCTGCGCAGACTCATCAAGCCCCCAGGCGTTCTACGTGACGCTCGGCCGCGTTGTCGCGCCGGGGGAGAATGTTGCCGTGAGCTTCAGCATGCTGCCATGGCACACCTTCGGAAGTGGAATGGCGAATTGCCTGACAGTCTCAGGGGCGTGGGATTAGCAGCCGGGTCTTCGCCACTTGAACGCCAGATCGCCGGCCACCAGCCACAGGTGCCGCATGTTCGCGACGTTCACCACGTCGGCATCCGCCGGGTAGATCTCCACCGCATCGCGCGCGCCGTAGCCGATCTCGCGCTTAATGCGCATCAGCTCCTCCCACGACACGCCATCGTCCCATCGTTCCCCGTTGTGGCTCGTCCGGCAGATGCTCAGGCGGGCGTTGACCAGCGGATCCACGCAGGCGAACTCCTGCACCAGGTAGTCGCGCGACACCCAGACACGCACACAATCCGGCTGCTGGACGCCATTGGGCCACTGCGTCCGCGGCACTTCGGTGAGCACCGCCGGGCGCTTCGCGTTCTCGCGCTCGAGCTGGCGGCGTTGGGCGCGGGTGATCGTCGTCATAGCGCTGGGTATCCGTCATGTAGCGCGCCGTCGAGCAGGCGGCCGGCGAGCTTCTTGCCGATCTTGAAGGCGTGCCAGTGCTCGCCGAGGTGACGATGCTCGCCTCGATACACCGGCTGATCCTCGGCGTCGCTCGGCAGCCACTCGCCCCACTGCTTGAACAGGAAAGGCACGCCGGCTGCGGAGCACTGGTCGCGCAGGCCGCGAGCCCACTCGGGGAGCATCGGCCGTGCCTTCGGTCCGGACTCGCCGCCGACGACGACCCAGTCGATTCCGATTTCATCGCTGATCCCCGTGTAGTCGCAGCTAGAGCAGCACTCATATCCGCCGGTTTCCGGGTCCATGATCACGTACTCGGCGTTCGGGCACGGCAGGTAGGCCGGCGATAGATCGACTGGACCAAGTAGCGGCTCCGCACTGATCCAACGCACGGCGGCAGGCGTGTCGAGCAGCATCGGGATGCGCTCGTCGGCCGCGGCCTGGTCCTCGACGCTGACGCCAAGCCAGATGCGCGGGTGCGGGCCTTCAAAGCTCAGCACTTGGTCGTAGATGCCGTCCGGGTCGATCCCGCCGCCGTGATGCACAGCTGCTGTCGCCCACGCTTCGCGCCGGTCGGCTCTCATGTAGTCGCGCATGCGGTCAGCGCGCTTCGTCAGCACTTGGAAAATGTGACCGTCCTGCTCGTTGCGGCCATACAGGCACGCCCACATCACACCGAAAACGCTGTCGATGAAGCTGTCCGGCACGCTCGGGTGAAACAAATCGGACATGCTGTTCACGAAGATCATCCGGCGTTTCGCCCAGCGGATTGGCTGGTCTAGGCGGTCGGCGTGCGTGCGAACGTCGGTGAAGTCGCGGCCGGCGTAGGCCGGCACCAGCTTGGTCATGCGCGGCCAATTGCGCTCGGCGTAGCAATGCTTGCAGCCTGCGCTGACCTTCGCGCACCCGGTAACAGGGTTCCAGGTCGCATCGGTCCACTCGATTCCGGTCTTGTCGGCCATCACTTACCCTCCTGCCGTTCGTCCGCCCGGTCCAACCGCTCGATCTCGGCGAGGATCAGGGCGCCGGCTTTGATGAGATCGCGACGCGCCGTGGATGGCTTGAACCACGAGGCCTCCCACGGCCAGAAAAGCGGCGTGCCTTCCAGCGTCAAGCCGTCATGCGACAACTGGCACGCTGCCGACTGCGCGTAACCCATTGCTGCTCTCGACAGATCCCCTACGTCGTGCGCGTCGTCGTGGAGCGGAGTCCAGCCTTCAGTCTCGATCTGCCGGCGGCGCTCGGCGAGCACATCAAGAACCGCCTGCGTAGGGCCTCGGCTGATCCCCTCCGGCCTGGGCAAGCCCTCGCATCCACGCTCGCGCATGGCGCGGTCAATCGCCTCGTCGTAGGCCGCAGGGGCGCGCGCGGCCTCGTGGCTGATCGGCACCTTATCCGCAACGCGAACGAAGCGGTAACGCATGGCGTCGCGCCAGACGTCATCCAGGATGCTCGGCGCCGCATCTTCGTTTTGCTTCATGTGAACTCTCCTATGGATTGATCCCACTCGGGTGAGCGGGTAGGAGAAGTGTCGCATAAAAAATGCGTTTGCGTATTGACAATGATGTGGTCGCGTATCAAGATCCATCCCAACGCACTACCGCGAAGGGAGACCGCGATGACGCAAGCCGAACAGCACGACGCCACCCAGGCGCCGACCGAAACCACCTCCACCGCAGGGCCGATCCGCGCCTACAAGGCGTTCGACCAGAACATGCAGTGCCGCAGTTTTCAGTTCGAGGTCGGCAAGACATACGAGCACGCCGGGCAGGTCAAGGCGTGCGAAAGTGGCTTCCACGCCTGTGAAAACCCGCTCGACGTGTGGAGCTACTACCCGCTCGATAGCCGGTATGCGGTGGTCGAACTGGGCGGCTACGTCAGCCGTCACGACGACGACTCCAAGATCGCCGCCGCGCGCATCACGATCAGCGCAGAAATCGCGCTGCCGAAGATCATCAGAGATGGCGTCGCGTACCTGATGGGGCTGTGCAAGGACGCTGCAGGGGCGGCCGCATCGGGCAACGACAGCAAGCTCGCCGCATCGGGCTACCGCAGCCAGCTCGCCGCCTCGGGCAACCGCAGCCAGCTCGCCGCCTCGGGCGAAAGCTGCGTCTGCGTCGCCGCATCGCTTGGATCAACTGCGCGAGCCGGTGCCGGCGGGGCAATCGCCCTGACCTACCACGACGGA